AAGAAGAAATAGAATTAGTTTTAAAAACTGCTAGATTATCCAGAGCATATATGTGTGGTGTAGATCACATAGTAAACAATAAAAAACCATACATTTTAGAAATCAATGGTAGTCCAGGATCAGGTGCTGATTATCAAGGTTACCAATATAAAGATTATTATTCTGATCCAGAACCATCTGGTAGAATAGACGGTGAAAAAATGATGGAATATCTGGTAGATTATATATCAGATAGAACTAATTGGGACAGACAATCTTTAATAGAGAGTGGCTGGTTAGAAACGGTAGAACTAGAAGATGGTTTAAAAGTCAGAGCAAAATTTGATACAGGTAACGGTGCTAAAGCATGTGCTTTACACGCCGATGATATTTTAAGTAAAGATAAAATTGTTAAATGGAAATATGATGGTAAAACTTATAGTAAACCAAGACATGGTATAAGTAAAGTATTCAGAGCAAATGCTGAAGGAGAAGAACCATCTGAAACAAGACCAACGATTCTTATGGATATTACATTTAATGGTTTTACATATAAAGATGTAGAAGTAGGTTTAGATAATAGACCGAGAGCACATTCCGATTTGTTGGTGAATCGTGATATAATGAGACAAATGAATATTAGTGTCAACCCTAATAGAACGTTTGTATTAAGTAAAAGACTAAAGCCGGTTGACAAAGCATACGATAAAGATGAAGAATAACGCTTGCCTTTTTATAGGCAATCATATATAATTAACAACATAGGAGATATTATGGAAGAAGTGAAAATATTAAGACTATCTACAGGCGAAGATGTAATTGCCAAGGTAGGAGAAAACGATCAAGGCATAAGTTTAAAAAATCCATTCGTGATTATACCTCAACAAAGAGGACCAGGACAACCAATACAATTAATGATGTCACTGTACAATGCCTTTGGTAAAAAAGATACGGTAACTGTTAGTAAAGATAAAGTTGTTTTTATGACAGAACCAAAAGATGAGATAAGATCATCTTACGAGCAAAACACAAGCTCAATCATAACAAAAAACAGTAAACTTATAACAGAAGCTACGTGATAACGGTAAATTTTATTAGGACAAATAACGAAAAAGTCCAAGTAAAAGTGCCACCAGGTTTCACTGTTATGGAGGCAGCCAAAGAGGCTGATCTAGATGAGATTCCTGCTAGTTGTGGTGGTTGTTGTGCTTGTGGTACTTGTCACGTATATGTAAACAATGCCTGGATTGCCAAATTAGGTGAAATAGATTATAATAGTACTGAACAATCGTTATTAGAATATGAGAAATCTTATAAGAAAGGCATAAGCAGATTAAGTTGTCAACTAACATTAACAGAGGAACTTGACGGCATAACTTTACATTTACTTGATGATGAACTTTTATAAATCAGTTATAGAACACAAAGGTAAACTTCTTGTTAGAGGTATACATGATGGCAAAGACTATAAAGAAAAGATAGACTTTGGTCCTACTCTATATTCTTTAACACAAAAAGATAGTAAGTTTAAAACATTAGATAATAGAAATCTAAATCCTATAAAATTTAAAAACATCAATGACGCTAGAAGATTTAGACGTGATGTTGCAACTCAAAACTCTCCGATATATGGTCTAGAAAGATTTCACTATCAATACATCAACGAACAATTTCCAGATAATATCAAGTGGGATAAAAAGTATATTAAAATATTTACAATAGATATTGAGACTACAGTAACAGATGGTTTTCCAGATGTAGAAAACCCTATAGAAGAAATCATTTGTATCACTGTTAAAAATCAAACTAACAAACAAATTTTAACATGGGCTACTGGAGACTACAAGACAGATAGAACTGATATAAGTTTTATTAAATGTAAAAACGAAAACGTTTTACTCATGGAGTTTATGAAGTTTTGGCTTAAGAATTATCCAGATGTTGTCACTGGTTGGAATACTAAATTCTTTGATCTACCTTACTTGATGAATAGAATTAAACTGGTTGCAGGTGAAAAGGTTGCAAACAAAATGTCGCCGTGGGGTATGATTGAAAAGATTGAAATCATGGTAAGAGGTAGACCACAAACAACATATACTTTAAAAGGTACAGTGATGTTAGATTATCTTGATCTGTACAGATGGTTTATACCTACTAGACAAGAAAGTTATAAACTAGATTATATTGGTGAAGTAGAACTTGGTCAAAACAAAAACGTAAACCCTTATTCTACTTTCAGAGAATTTTATGAGAAAGACTTTCAAAAATTTATTGATTACAACATACAAGACGTTGAGATTGTTGACGCATTAGAAGATAAACTTGGTTTAATTGAGTTAGCATTAACTGTTGCCTATGAATCTAAAGTAAACTATGATGATATATTTTCACAAGTTAGAGTATGGGATACTTTGATTGCCAATCATCTATTGAAAAAAAACATATGCATACCACCAAGAGAAGAACATAGTAAAGATACAAAATACGAAGGCGCTTATGTAAAAGACCCTACAGTTGGTCAGCACAAGTGGGTATGTTCTTTTGATATTAACTCACTATATCCACATATCATTATACAATATAATATTTCTCCTGAAAAGATAATAGGCCAGGATCCTTCTGGTATTTCAGTAAATAAAATGTTAAAACAAAACATAGACTTGTCTCATTTAAAAAATGAACATGCTTGTATAACACCTAACGGTGCAAAGTTTAAAAATGATAGTCAAGGTTTTTTACCTGAAATGATGGAAACAATGTACAATGAGCGTGTGATCTATAAGAAAAGAATGATCAAGGCTAAAAAAGAATATCAAAAAACACCAACACCAGAATTACAAAGAGAAATTGCTAGATGTCATAACATTCAGTGGGCAAGAAAGATTGCCTTAAATTCAGCTTATGGTGCAGTTGGCAATCAATACTTTAGATTTTACGATGTAAGACAAGCAAGTGCTATAACTACAGCAGGTCAATTTATTATTAGATATATTGAACAAAAGGTTAATGGTTATATGAACAAGATACTAAAACAAGATGAAGACTTTGATTATATTGTGGCCTCTGATACAGATAGTATCTATGTAACATTAGATAAACTTGTTGAGAAGACTTGCAAAGGTAAAAACAACGAACAAATATGTAACTTTATTGATAAGGTTGTTAACAGTAGACTAGAGCCGTATATTGAAAAATGTTTTAATGAACTATCTGATTATACAAATGCATTTAAAAATTGTATGGTAATGAAACGTGAAGTAATTGCAAACAAAGGTATATGGGTTGCAAAGAAAAGATATATGTTAAATGTATTAGATGATGAGGGTGTAAGACTTTCTGATCCTAAACTAAAGATCATGGGTATTGAGGCAGTTAAATCATCAACACCACAAGTTTGCAGAGGTAAGATTAAAGAAGCAATTAAAATTATTATGAACAAAGATGAAGATACTTTACAAAAATTCATTGCTGATTTTAAAACAGAGTTTGAAGAACTATCTGCTGAAGCAATATCTTTTCCTAGATCATGTAACAATATTCAAAAGTATAAAAACCCAGCAACTATATTCAGTAAAGGTACACCAATACATGTAAAAGGTTCTTTGATTTATAATCACAAACTAAAAGAAATGAAATTACATAAACAATATCCTTATATACGAGAGGGTGATAAGATTAAATTTTTAAAACTAATAGAAGCAAACCCATTTAGATTTGATGTGATTAGTTATATTACAACATTACCTAAAGAGTTTGAATTAGACAAATATATAGATCGTGAAACACAATTTGAAAAAACATTCCTTGACCCTATGCGATTTATATTACAAGCAATCGGTTGGTCACAGGAGAAGAAAGCAAGTTTGGAGGCATTTTTCGGATGATAAAAATAAAAGATAACTTAAATAACTTTTTTAAATGGGTCAAAGGTACAGAATTAGTTGAACTAGATAATATAGATGTATCAGAGGATCCTGTAAGACCTGAATTAACTTTAGGTTTTAGAATAATGCATGGTAGAAAAATATTTGGTCTAAAATATAACGATGAGATAGAGGCAATAGTTTGTATTGCACAATGTCCTGAAGTACCATATACTGTAAGAGAAATGGATTACATGTCACAGGCTGCCAATCAAGATGGTCAAAGAGGTGAAATAATTGTGGCATATACTGTATGGTCTCGTAAAAGAGGTGCAGGCAGAGAGATTATAAACAAATTAAAAGAGTGGGCTATAAAAGAAAAGTTTAAAAGAGTAGTTACCTTATCTCCTTTAACACCAATGGCGACACACTTTCATATTAAAAACGGTGCTAAACAAGTACATATAAATGACGTAACACAAAATTTTGAGTATAAACTATGATTGCAAACTTATTTCTTTTTTATTTTACAATTTTTATATTCTTTAATTTTGGTCAAAACATAGCAAAAACACCAATAGATACAAAAGTTTTTTTAATTATAATGTTAGTGATATGGATATTAGCAAAAAATATAACATAATTTACGCCGATCCTCCTTGGCATTTTCAAAACTATAATAATGATAAGGCACAAACTAATCCTGCTAATCATTATCCTAC